CCCCCTCGAAATGGCCAACACCAACAACACCAAGCGGAGGAGGGAATGTAGGCGGCTCTGGAGCGTACAAAAATGCAATCAAGAATGGAACTCATATTCCACATTCAATCAACCCGAACCTATACGAATGGTTGATGGGGTGGCCAACAGGGTGGACAGACTTAAGTGCGCGGGTAACGGCCAAGTGGCCCTTTGCGCAGCAACAGCATGGAAATTACTCAGTGAAAGAATTTAATGACTAACCTAACAACAATATTCCCCAATGGGTTTGCAGCTGCCACAGAGAGCCAAGACCTGATCAACCCAGAGGAAGGGTTTAGGAAGCACTGCGAGGCTTCGGGCCTGCTGATCAAGGAGATCATTGCTGACGGTGAAATCCATCGTGTGGCGCATGTGTCGAGCAAAAAGGGTGCATTGGATGGGTGGTACATCTTGCACTCCAGCGGCAAGGTTCCTGTGGGCATTGCAGGGTGCTGGAAAGAGCCAGTGTTCGAGAGTAAGTGGGTAGCAGACACTGGCAGGCAAATGTCGTTTACTGAGCGCTTTGAGCATGACAAGTGGATCGCTGAAGTCAAGGCCAAGAAAGAAGCTGATCGCTTGGCTTCGCAGGCAGTGGCTGCCGAACGTGCAGAAGATGAGGTTGGGACGTATGCAGATGCGTCTGATGACCATCCATACCTAGTGCGCAAGCACATTGGCGCTCACGGGATCAAGATTGACAGAGCAGGGCGTTTGGTTGTGCCGGTCATTGATCAGGGTGGGGAAATCCTGTCATATCAAACCATTGATGCAGATGGCAACAAAAGGTTCTTGAAGGGTGGCAAGATCGAAGGTGGGTTTTATGAGTTGCGTGGCAACCGCAAGATTGTGTTCATTGGTGAGGGGTTTGCCACATGCGCATCGATCCATGAGGCGACAGATTACACCGTGCTGGTGGCGTTTGACTGCGGTAACTTGGCCAAGGTAGCCAAGTCTGCCAAGGAAATGTTCCCAGGCTCCAAGATCATCATCGGCGCAGACAATGACCAGTTCACCGAAGGGAACCCTGGTGTCACTAAGGGCCGTGCCGCAGCTGCCTTGGTGTTTGGGGAAATTGTTTACCCATCATTTGGGGACTCAGACATGGTGGACAACAAGCCAACAGACTTCAATGACCTTCACTGCCTGCAAGGTTTGGATGCCGTCAAAGAGCAGATCGAGCGCGTGGCAGGCCCCATGCGTGACAAGCTGGCGTTTGAGTTCTCAAGGATTGATAGCCTAGAACTTACTCAAATCAACTGGATTGTGGATGACTACATCGAAAGCGACTCTTTGGCGCAAGTGTTCGGTGACCCAGGCGGGGGTAAGAGTTTTGTCAGCATTGACCTAGCCTGTTGCGTGGCCACTGGCCGTCCATGGCATGGCCATGAAGTCAAGCAAGGCTCGGTGTTCTACATCGCAGGCGAGGGGCATAACGGCTTGGCCAGAAGGTTTAAGGCGTGGCAACTAGGCAATGGCCAGACCTTAGACGGCGCACCGTTATACAAAAGCCACCGTGCGGCGCAGCTATATGACGCAACTGAGGCAGCAGTGGTGGCAGAAGCCATCAAAGAGTTGTCGCAGCAAGCGGGCACAGTCCCAAGCATGATCATCATTGACACCTTGGCCAGAAACCATGGGGGTGACGAAAACAGCACTCAAGACATGAATGCTTTCATTCAGCATCTTGACGTGTACCTTCGCCAACCATGGAAATGTTGCGTTTTGGTGGTTCACCACTCAGGCGTGGCAGACAAGGATAGGTCAAGGGGTAGCACGGCATTGAAGGGCGCACTGGATGCAGAGTACCGCTGCCAGTTGGATGCGGGAACCAAAACCATAGCCTTTGAATCCAAAAAAATGAAGGATGCAGAAATGCCTGCACCCAAGAACTTCCAGATCACACAAGTGGATCTGCCCATCCAAGACAAGCACGGCCTGCCAGTAAAAGGCGCATATTTGACCGCCGTAGACATCAGCGGCCTGATGGGTAACATCCAAAAGCGGGTGGTTCTGTCCGGCAACCAGCGCATTGCTTTGAACAGCTTGGTGGCCATTGAAGTCAAACGGGCAGCAGATGGCATCGAGGGTTTCGCTGCCATGGTTGACTACGACGAATGGCGTGATTCTGCCAAAAGCCATGGTTTGAATGCTCGGCGGTTCAAAGAATCCATTGAAGCATTGGCTAAGAAAAACATGGTTTTGGAGAATTCTGGTGTGTACCGAACTGTACCGAAAAGTACCGAAATCGGTACAGAACGTACAGAGGCTTGATGTACCGAAGCGTGTACCGAAATGTACCGAAACGTACCGAAATGTACCGAAGCAAACCCCCTGTGGTGTACCGAAACGTACCGAACGTGTCTATAGACACGTTCAGGTTCGGTACAAAAAGGGTTTCGGTACATGCCGGCGGTTTTGGGGGTGGTTTTGATGGGTTAGGGATTGATGGGGATGGTGGCCATGATTGAAGTGGAAATGGACATGAAAATTGTGTCAGTGGCAAACATGAGACTGCATTGGGCTGCGAAAGCTAGGCTAACCAAAAGTCAGCGGCAAAAGACTAGGAATGCGCTGGCGGCTGTTGCGCAGTCTTTTGGGGTGGAAGTGCTGCCAGTGACCATTGTGTTGACTAGGGTGGCTCCAAGGCGCTTGGATGGGGATAACCTTCAGTCTGGCTTTAAGGCCGTGCGTGATGGCGTGGCTGATTGGCTTGGCGTGGACGATGGCAATAGCTTGGTGGATTGGCAGTATGCCCAAAGGTCAGCCGGTGCAAAGGTGTACAAAGTTGAGATCGAAGTGATAACATGATGTTGTGCGCTACTTTGCAGTTGCCGCATGTTTTGGGGGAAAGCGCCATTGGCGTGAGTACCTCGCTTTTTTAGGAGTTTACAAGTGACTGAAAACTTGGTGTCAGAGATGACAGTGCAGAAACGAGGCGTGGGTAGACCAACAGTCTTTGGCATTGATAACCCATGTTGGCAGACCATCTGTGAGCAAATGTCGCTTGGCAAAAGTCTAAGCACAGCAATTAAGGCTGAAGGTATGCCCTCATACCATGCCGTCATGTTGATGATTAAGAGCAGCCCTGAGTTTCGGGGAATGTATGAGAAAGCCATTGAGAACCGCGCAGATCGCTTGGCTGAAGAAATCCTAGAGTTGGCTGACGAACAGATGCCAGACGGCTTAGAAGGCCCGTTAGCCAGTGCGTGGGTACAACAAAAGCGTATGCAAGTTGATGCCCGCAAATGGGTGGCTTCTAAACTTAAGCCCAAAGTCTATGGCGATCGCATTGATGTTGCCGTCACAGATAACCGAATCAGCGTCATGGATGCGCTCAAAGAAGCAAAGCAGCGTGTGTTAAGTGACGACAGTAACGTAGTGGATGTTGATGCTAAAGAAGCGTAATGAGGCAAGGTTATGCGCTTTTTGCATAAATTCTTGTGAACTACGCGCACGCGCATGCGAGTTGCGTAGACGCAACGAAAAGAAGGCTCGGCAAGCAGAAAAGCATCGTCTACTTTATACAATGACCATTATGTTAAGTTGACCCTAAGTTATCCACAGAAAAAGGAATGACAAGGTATTACAGTTTAAGTTATGCACAGGTAATTGTGGACAAGTGTGCATAACTGCCTGTGGACAAGGCAAATTCCCACCCGCTGGCCGCGGTGGGGGGGGGTAGGGCCGGAGGGAAAGGGCCGCGGGAACGGTAGCCCCGCGAACATTTTTAAATTTTTTTTTAATAAATAAATGCAAACCACGATTTACAAACCCGAAGACGAACAAGAGTTGATGGCCACGCTGTGGACACCGGCGATCGCAGACGATCCCGAAGCCTTCGTGCTGTTCGCCTTTCCTTGGGGTCAGGAGAACACTCCCCTTCAACACTTCAAAGGCCCGCGCAAGTGGCAGCGCGAAGTCCTACGGGACATTGCAGCGCACGTCAAGCGCCAGAAGGGGTTAGTAGATTTTGAAACCCTGCGCCAAGCCGTCAGTTCTGGCCGAGGGATTGGCAAGTCTGCACTGGTGTCCTGGCTTACCATCTGGATGTTATCCACGCGCATTGGCTCAACAACGATCATTTCGGCCAACTCGGAAGCCCAGCTGCGGGCGGTGACATGGGCTGAGATCACGAAGTGGTTGGCCATGAGCATCAACAGCCACTGGTTTGAGGTAAGTGCGACAAAAGTAGCGCCTGCGAACTGGCTCACTGAACTGGTTGAAAAAGACTTGCGCAAGGGAACTCGTTATTGGGCGGTAGAAGGCCGCTTGTGGTCTGCGGAGAATCCTGACTCTTACGCTGGCGTTCACAATCACGATGGTGTGATGGTGATTTTTGATGAGGCCAGTGGTATTGACGACAGTATTTGGGCGGTGACGGCTGGATTCTTTACTGAGAACACGCCAAACCGTCTTTGGTTGGCGTTCTCGAATCCACGGCGAAACACTGGTTATTTTTATGAGTGCTTTAACTCGAAAAGGGACTTTTGGACAAACAAGGTGGTGGATGCCAGAACGGTTGAGGGCACAGATAAGGCGGTATACCAGAGCATCATTGATGAGTATGGCCAAGACAGTGCGCAGGCGCATGTTGAGGTTTACGGCATGTTCCCGTCTGAGGGTGATGACCAGTTTATTCCGGCCAACATTGTGGATGAGGCCATGGCCAGA